TGAAGGCTTTAGTTTAGAGCCTTATAATTTATCATACACTACAACTGATGGTAGTACTGTTAAAGAAGACTTTCAGACTGGTGGGTATGGTCATGTTATTCAAAAAGGAGAAGAAATACCTACAACTAGAGAAGGTTGGGACAAGGTATTTGAAGAAGATTTTGCTAAAGCAGTTAAGAACGCTTCTAAACTGGTTAATCCTGACAGTGTACCTGTAGTAGTCTTTGGTATTATTGTAGAAATGATATATCAAATAGGGTATACCGGAGTATCTAAGTTTAAGAAGACCCTTGAGTATATCTCTCATGGAGACTATGAGAAGGCTTCTGAGGAGATGTTAGACAGTAAATGGGCTAGGCAGACACCTAGTAGAGCTAAATCTTTATCTACTCTAATGAAGAGTATCTATGAGTAGTATATACACATAGATGTAATCCATAGTTTTTATCTTATACGGGTACCTAAATATTTGGTGAAAAAATATGAAGGGGTATATCGTATATGACGAGGCACGTTTCCCCCGTTGTATTCTTTAAATTACACGCCGGCGCGTACCCATAGGCACACACAAAGAGGCGGCAAACGGTATAATAGAGGGTAAACCTAAGGCAACGCGGGCGCGCGTGGCGGCTTTTTGTTTTTGGTGTGTGTGTGAGCTAGTCTGTTTTTTTGGTCTGGGTTACATATAGCATTTAAACAGCCATACAGACACACAGACACACAAAGCACACACAAAGCATACACACAGCCACACACAGCATACACAGCGTATACAGGGCGCTATAGATTAAGGTACCCGTATTAGTTAAAACAGGTTTACACAGTGTATATACTATGTGTATTTATAATAAGTATTAATAAGGATGTATGTATACACTGGGTATACTTAGGGTCTATACTTAGGGTCTATACTTAGGGTCTATACTTAGGGTCTATACTTAGGTTTACTTTGGTATGTACTCATCATTGTATATACTTATTATAGACAATAAACAGTAGTAACTAATTAATGGTTATGTCTGTTTTTTTTTCTTAGAATAATTCTAATGTAGTCATGCATATGATGCATAGCTGTTATGCAAAAATAACATTGGTGTTTAATATTGTATATGATACAACGTTTGTATGTTCAATTATTTAGATACTTACCAAGTGCTAGCGGCGGTGACAGCGCCTAAGCTTAGGGTCTAAATAGTTTCCGGCGGGCTCAGCCTCATAGAGCCTACAGTTAATAAGCACGGACACCGCAACAGCCTTACGGCGAGCCGGTCTAGCGCTTCAGTGTGATTGCTTGAGCCAGTACAAACAAACCATTGTTTGTCTCATATTATTAATATGACTGATGAGCTGTCAGTAACAGCGAAACAAACAAACTGAGGTTATAACATGTCTAAACCAATTAGAACGATACAGCGTATCTTAGCGCAACACCAAAAAGACCAGAATAGAGATAAAACAAACAAAGAGACTTTTTTCTCTAATTATGCTAAACAAACAGACAAAAACAAAAAAATTGAGATGCTTAGAGAAGCGGCTCAGGAAGGATGGATTTAAATGGATATTGCACAAATTAACTTTCCAATAAATGACAATGACGGCGTTAAATTAAAAGCGCCGTTATTAATTCAAAAAGAATTATGCGCACAGTTTGGCGGCTGTACAGCATATGACGGCGCCGGTTCATGGGTCAGTGATGATGGCAAGTTATACGCTGAGCCTGTTAAGATTATACAAACAGCCTTTAAAAATAATTCTAAAAATAGATTGTTTTTAAAAAACTTAGTTAAGAAATACGGCAAACTATCCAAACAAGAAGCGGTTTATTTGTCTATTAATAACAAGGCTAATATAATCAATATTAAGTAACACTGATGAGCTGTTATTCAGCGAAACTAGGCGGCGCAAATTTGCCGCTTAGTCTGTTACATAAGTAACTACAAACAAACAAACAAAGGATGATTATGTCATTACAAAAACACTACTTAAGAAGCACAAAAAATCTATATAACTGTGTCTCAAACGGCGTAACGGTTTATTATTCATACGTGACGCCTGTAGCTATTAGAGACCCGTTTAACGTGTTGCACGTGTGTGAAAATGTCTGGTCTGTTACTACTGGGCGTCATTTAACATGGATTGACGGCGGCACACCTGAAGCCAAAAAGAAGCGTTTAAGTTATGGTGACTTTCAAAAACTTAAAGACATTTATGGTGTGGAACGTGAATACTGGTTGAACTCAAGTTATATTAGACCAAAGACGGACACCGTGCCGGACATTATAAAGTTTGATGAGATGTTGCCGGACAGTTTACAATTGTTAAAAATATAAACACATGAAAAACTTTTTTTATATGTTATTATTTGGCTTATTGTATGTAGCCGGCTTTGTGTCCATAGGTTTGTATATGTTGCATCTATGGGCAATATCTTAACAAACAAAGAGCGAAACAGGGCGCACACCTCAGGCGCCTTGTCTCACCGTTACGCGGTGACTGATGAGCTCACTATAGACTAGACGGCGAGTTTTTTATCAGCAAACAAACAAATAAAGGATGTATATGAATATGATATATAAAATAATATATAATTATTTACATGCTAAAAAATTGGCTGAAGAAGAAGCCTTTAGAAATAAAAGATTAGCTGTACGTAATAGACTAAACGGCGGTTTTTATACGAAAGCGGGTCACTAATGCCAAACGTAGTAATTTCTAATTTTATCAACGATAAATGGGTTGATAGGATATATATGGCGTTTAATAAGACACCGTACCTGTTAAAACCTGACGGCACAATTGAAAACTGTAAGATTAAAAAAGTTAAATCTAAGTACTATTTAACAAGTACTGGTAAATGGTTTAATAATTCTGGTCTTAGAATTGACGAGCCGGCGGGTTTGGACATAAAAGCTGAGCGTAGCAAATTTGACAGCGAAATTAAACAGGCTGACTTAGATGCTAAATTTAATAAACTAAAACAAACAATAAGAGGTAACTAAAATGTATATTGAGATGTCTAACTTAAAAATCACTGAAATTGAAACTAAACACGGTGAGCATAAAAAGGGTAAATGGGTTGAGTATAAAAAACCTATTGAAACACCAAAAGTTGTATTTGAGGATGAATATACAAACTTAATGGATGTTGCCTCAGAAATAAAACACGCCGCACAGCGTAGCCCACAAAATAAAATAATTGTTACGTTTGAAGTTAACGCTGAATGGTAACAGTAACACTGACGAGCTCTTACTGAGCGAAACTAGAGCCGGTATATCCGGCTTTAGTCTGTTACAATCAACTATAACCAAAGGATAACTATGATTGAACTAATCAAACTAATTCCATTTGAAATTAAAATTATTGTCTTAGCCGGCATTTTTTTAATGGTGTTGGAATTATTTAAAACTAATAGACTAAACGGCGTTAATAAAAATGCTGATACTATAAATCCATTTTCTTTAACAACTAGACTAAACGGCAAAACAATCAAACAAATGCAAGAGGTTAATAAAAATGACAGACAAAGAACAAATACAACATCTAATAGATAAAAATAATAAGTTAGAAGCTGAGTTAATTACATTTAAAACTAAAGCTAATGATTGGCTTGTAGATTTAAAAAAAGCTAAAGCTGATTTAATTGAACGTAATACTGAGCTTTCAAGGTATAAAAACACTCATGTAAACTGGGAGCTTAAAAAGAAAATCATATTGTTTTTACAGAATACACAATCTTTAGAAGCTTATGATGCTCTTACACCTAATCAAATAGCAATGAAGGCGGCTACGTTTATTGAGAAAATACTAGGCTCAAAACACCCGCCTTTATTAGCTATTACTAATGAGCTACAAATGACTACTAGGGAGCCTGACTAAGGTTCCCATAGTAGAATACTAAAACATAACCCACTAATAATTGAAGGAGTTAGTTATATGGCAAGACTGATTGAGAGTATGCCTACTTACAAAGATGAAGTAGAGCATGAAAAAGAGATGAGAAATTTAGGCGCAAATAGAACCAATAAGCGTTTGCAATCTCATATAGAACGAGAAGAAGAAAGTGTTACCAGTTACGGGAAAGTAATGGTAGCAAACACTATTAGACCCTTAGCAAAAGCTATTGCTGAATGGGTAGAAGAACAATCTAAAAAAACAATAGGTAAACCATCTATTGCCTTCCTAAAAATGTGTGAAG